GGACTTATGCTTAAAGCCAGAAGCGGCGGTGTAGGGTTTGCTGGTAGAGACCTTAAAAAACTGGGAGAAAAATACGGAGCTACTACACCTGCAGTCAGCTCTTTAAGTCAGAGAATTACTGAGTCTACTAGAAACTTACAACAAGCAGCCCCCGCTATGTCTGACGCGTTTACAGCAGCGAACCGTGTTGTTAGTTACTTCACTGGATTTATGAATTTAATTGATAGGTTTACTGGGTTGTTCTCTGGGTTAAGCGCAATTAAAAGCGGCGCTACTACGCTGGGGTCTAGCGGTCTTGGAAGTATCCTATCTGGAGCTGTTAACTTTGCTGCGGGCCCACTGCTAGGCGGTTTGCTTGGCAACATGTTTAAAGCAGAGGGCGGACCTGTTGGTGGAAAGATGCCATATGTTGTAGGTGAGCAGGGTCCTGAGCTATTCGTCCCTGAACAGCCAGGCATTATTGTTCCTAACCACGAGTTAAAGAACCACCCATTCCGACATGCGGGTGGCCCTGCATACCCAGGACACCCACACAATGGGGAGTTTACAGGACCTAAGGGTTCTGGAGCACAGCAGTTAAGCCCAGATGAGTTAAAGAAAGTTTTAGAAAGAGCAGGATTTGAAGGACAAGGATTAGCAAACGCATTAAAAATTGCGGGAGCTGAATCTGGTAGACGCCCATATGCATTTAACCCACACGGTGGAGACCTCTCTTATGGTCTATTCCAAATTAACATGCTCGGCGACCTTATGAATGAACGCCTAAATAAACAATGGAAAACTGCAGACGGCAAGTCTTTTAAACTAGGTTCAGTAAACGACCTATATGATGCAGAGACAAACGCACGAGTTGCCTATCACATGTCTCAAAAGGGTTATAACTGGAGCTCTTGGTCTACTAAGTCTGTACTTGGTAACACCAACCCAGAAGGTGATGGTGGTTCAGATAGGTCTACTTTTGCCTCTGCCTCAAAGAACAAAGGCGGGGATGATACAAAGTTTAGTTGGTCTAAGTTGTTCACTCAAGATGGGACAAGTAACAAAAACTTAATATCAGACTTACTAAAAGGCTTTACCTCTATGTCAAGCCCAGCATTAAAGACTACATCTCAAGTAGGCGCAACCACATACAACTATGGCGGTGTTACCGTAAACCTATCAGGTGGCGGAAGCCCATCAGACAATATTGCAGCCCTAAAGGCAGCTCTATCAAACTCAGAGACTCTAGATAAGGCGGCTAAAAACTAATGCCATACTTTGTTCCACCACAGGCACTTCAAAAAAAGAAAGCTACTGTAAAAAAAGAAACCGTTACAAAAGCGGATTCTTTAAAAAGAATTAACAACTTAGCTAACGCTAGCGTTGCTGCAACTACGGCTGGAAGTCTTGCGTCATCAGCAGCCCCCACAGTTGCTGTTGCTGCGGCTGCCTCTACGGTTGCTGGCTCTGGACTTAACCGTCAAGCTGTTGGTGTCGCCCTTAGTAGAGCAGGTAAGGTTGTAAGAGTAGGTGGATTACCTGGACTCGGTGTTGGACTAGGGCTAACTCTTATTGGAAAAGCGTTAGAGAAAACAGCTGTGAAAGAATATAGTGACTTGGTAGGTAACAACACTCCAGATACAAGGCCTAACAAATCATTTCCTCCAAGAGATTATGACTACAACTTACCACCACATAAGTGGAGTCTGCCTGTAAGACCACACCGTGTAGACGGTACTGAAGGTCAAGGAAATACTGCACAGAATAATCATGAAGGTGACTTCCACAGACTACGTAGAGGTGTCATTTGGCACTGGAGTAACGGAAGCGATATTTCTGCTGTTAAAGAAGGCGGTGTAATTGAGACAGCAGCTCAGATACAAGCGCAGGCCAAAGGAGATGCAGAAAATAAACTATTAAAGCAAAGCTCTGGAAAAGAAAACAACTATAAATATGGTTTTCAGTTCTTATGGAACCCAGAAACAATTTCGTCTTCTATTGCACGAAACATGGACGTAACCCCATCATCAGCTGACCGATTCCGTTCAGTAGCTGGTGCCTTCCCTGGGCAAGAGACTTATCAATTTCAAATTATGTTAGACCGTGTAAATGACTTTGCAGCTTTTAGAAGTATGGCTGGGGATACATACGCAAACTCAATGAACCATCCAAAAGCTGTAGAGGTAAACGCAAACAGCCCACAGGTTAGAGAGAGTAGGTATTCCAAGATACCAACTAGTGCTATGAGTTATTACCCGTCTGCACTTGGGTCTGTAAATATGGAGAAAATTAATGACCTAATGAAGTTTGGAACCATGGCTGACCTTGAGTATTTGTTCAAGGCCCTAAACGGAAACGGTGCTAATCAAGGCTCTGGTGAGTGGGCAACCCTTATGCTTAAGAAGACAGCTAACATTGGGTTCCTATCTCCGAGCCTTCTTGGTTTCAGATTTGGCCCTAATGCTCAGCAGCAACTTTCTTTTGTTGGATGGATAACAAACATGTCAATTAATCACACCTACTTTACAGAAGACATGATTCCTTTACGCACAACCGTATCGTTTAGCTGTGACGCCTTTGCTGGCTCTACAGTAGTTTAGGAGGAAACATGACTATATATTTAGGTTCTAGATACGAGCCATCTTTTGTTGACTTTGTTTCTACCGTCCCAAACGGGGACGAGAATCCTATTGTCTTTTACGATTTTCCTGATATAGGAACGCTTACCTATTACGAGCACACCTATAAAGAGGGGGAGCGCTTAGACCAGCTAGGTAATAAGTACTACAACCGTTCAAGCATGTGGTGGATTATATTGGACCATAACCCTGAAATTAAAGACATCCTTAACATTCCAGCTGGAACTGTGCTGAGGATTCCACGTGTTTAAATTTGTAAGTGTTTCTTTTCCAGACTCTCCTGAAGGCCCAACGTCTGTGTATAAAGCCGTACTCATGCAAAAAACATATGAACATGAGCTATTGGTTTTAACGTTTAAAGATTGGGACCCTAAGTACGAGTCGATTAGGCCAGGAACCCCTATTGAAGTTAAGCTGTCCTCAAACACTACACCTAGAGATTTTTTTGGGTACATTCATCACATTACCCCATCCGCTACTCCAGGCAAAATGTTTACAGAAGTTGTATGCATAGGTGGCTCATTCCCCCTTAAGCAAGCTTCCCAACAGACCTATAGAGATTGCACCGCGGACCAAGTTATAAAAGAAATTTGTATTAAACACAGTTTGCGTTTTATAGGAAAGCCTCACCCTAGAGTTTACGAAATGGTATCTCAAGCTGGGTATACCGACTGGCAACTTGCAGTGCGGTTAGCAAAGCAGATTGGGTACACCCTGCGTGGAGAAAACACTGATATCTATTTTGAACCTATCTTGAGTGACTACGAGCTGTACAAGGATGCGGCAAAGGTCTTTATAATGAAAGACGCTAGTGATTCCACTGGCTCTACCTTATATGCTTTTCAGCCTTCTATTGGTGAGTCTATTGAGTATGACGGAGAGATGAAGTCCGCTGTAGCTATTAGTGGTGTAGACCGATTCTCTAAAGCTGCTATGGCTCAAACTAAACAAAAGAGAAATAAGACTACAAAAACAAAACGCCAAGACGAGTTCTTTGACCGTTTTAACTCTTTAGTTGTAGCGCCGAACTCTCAGATTGCAACGTATGAAGCAGAAGCAGCTGAGGCTAGGAACTCTTTCCCATATAGAGGTACTGCTAGTGTGCTTGGTGACCCTACCTTGAGGCCTAATATGCCCGTATACCTAGCGGGGATTGGGGCTACCTACTCTGGCTATTGGACAATTTTATCTACAGAACACGTAATGATTGAGACTGAAAGAAATGTACCGACCTATGTTACTAACATTGTTGTAGGCACTGACTCTCTTGGCTCTGTAAACGGCGTGGCTGGACTAGAGATTGCAGTACCTGGAAGCCCAAAAAGGAAGATAAAACCTGGTGTAGCCTCTGGTAAACCAAAGACTAGCAAGCCTCTTATAAAGAGTTCAGCCCGTAGAAGTGGTGCCCAAAATAAAGGAAGCTTTGGAAAAATTGGCAACCGACAAAAGGTTACTGCAAAAATTAAACAACCATCTACCTGGGTTGCTGATAAAAAAACTACTAGGGTAACCTTTACTCCTAAGAAGATTAAGTCACCTACCGTGGCTAACAGGGTAAGGAGCAACGCCGTTCGATGATAGACGATAAAAGATTTTATGGAATCTACCTAGGCATATGCGTAGATGTAGAGGATGATGAGAAAGACAACCGTATTCGTTTACAGGTACCTCAGGTACTAGGTCAGTCAGAAACTGGCTGGGCACGGGCATGTCTCCCTGTTACATCCAATAGCAATCACCCTGACCATAAAAAGCATTTGGCATCAGAGGTTGCAGCTTTGTTACAGGCTCATGCTACCCACGCAACACATAGTGAGACAATTACCTCAGGACCAGCAACGGTTAGTACGTTTGGCTCTCACACCCACACCGTAGCCATCAGCCTTGCACACGACGCTCATACCAATAACCACACAGGTAAGACCCCAGACTCTACGTGGAACTTAGACCATGAACATGAAGAAGATGAGAACACAGATAACAAGTGGAATGATGACCAAGAGCAGACGATTGCCAGTACAGCCGAGCACACACCGCATAGACTAGTACCTAAGCTTGGCCAAAAGGTCTGGGTTATGTTTGAGGGTGGAGACCCTAATTTTCCAGTATGGATGGGAGTTGAGCTGTGATAGAGAGAGCTATAGCGCTGCCGTTTTCTTTTAATTCAGCAGGGGAACTATCCTATACAAACGATGAAAAAAAGATTATCCAGGACAGGCTTGTGCTAGCAATCATGACCCGTCCAGGCGAGAGGGTGATGCGCCCAAGCTTTGGAAGCGCAGTTTATGAGACACTATTTGAAGATGAAAATACTGCCATAGCAGTTGCTACTGAGGCAGTAGCTGCATGTTTTACAGAGTTCTTTCCTTACCTAGAGTTTATAGAAGCAGTCCCAAACCTAGATAGTGGTGGAACCCTAGAGTTAGATATTAAGTATAGAAAGTCCCAACAGACACTAACAGAGTCTTTAAGTATAAAGACTAAGATATTCTCCAGAGCTGGAGAGGTAATACAGGAGGTCCGATAATGGCAAATGAAAACTATGTCCCACAAGTAGATTACACCTCTCGTGACTACCTATCCCTTAAAGAGGAGATGCAAGCTTTAATCCCATACTTTGCACCTAACTGGACCAACCGTGACCCAGCAGATTTTGGTATGACGTTAATTGAGTTGTTTGCATATATGGGTGACCAGCTTAACTACTATATTGACCGCTCTCTAAATGAGGCGTTCATTACCACCTCTAGTCAAAGAGACAACGTTTTAAAAATTGCACGACTTCTTGGGTATACACCTACAGAGTCTACGGCTGCAAAAGTTCTATTGACTTTTCAAAACTCAACAGGTAACACTATTACCGTACCAAAAAGAACTCAGGTAGCAACTACCGTTGTTAACAGCGGTTCTACAACCCAAATTATTTTTGAAACTGATAGCGCAGTTACCGTGCCTGCAAAGGTATCAACAGTTAATGGTTCTATTACAGTAACTGCGACCCAAGGTGAGACTGTCGGATATGACCCAGTAACACGTCCTGAGGATGGGGAGATAGGCGTATCTGGTGGTGCGGCTAATCAGTTCTATCCACTTCCAGAATCTCCAGTAATTGCGGGAAGTATTGAGATAGATGTATCTGGAGTTAAGTACTCTTACGTACCGTTTTTAATTGACTACCAAGATTACGACCCAGTTTTTACTACCTTTACAGATGCTGAAGGAACAACCTATGTTCAATTTGGTGACGGCATCAGCGGTCGCATCCCAGCAAATCAGGCTTCAATTAGAGCTACGTACAGAATTGGCGGCGGAAAATTTGGTAACGTTGCAGCCAATACTATTAAGTTTATTAAAACCAATTCCACTATTGGCCTTAGCGTAAACAACCAAGATGTTGGACAGACCTCTGGTGCCGCCTCAGGTGGAGCAGACCCAGAGACCACAGACTCTATTCGTATCAACGCCCCTAGAAGCGTCAGAGCACTTAACCGCGCTGTGTCGTTGTCTGACTACTCTAATATCGCTATTCAAGTACCAAACGTGGCAAAGGCAAACTCTATCT